ACCCCAAGCGTTGCTAACATCTTCTGGTACGAAGAAACCAGTTGTTTCTTTACCAATTGCTTTAGCATATTCTCTTGATGCTTCCATTTCGAAAGCTGCTTCGTCTTTGTCAATTAAACCAGCTACAGCTTTTGCTGCTCTAACTAATGAGAAAGATCCTACTTCTCTTTCAGTCATTCCAATTTCTTTTGTTTCAACTGGAGTATTTTCTATTTGAGAAAGTAACTCAGATCTAAACTGATCTATTGTTTGACCATCTGCCACTGCTTTTTGTGCTAGTGGTGTTTGATTGTGGCGAGAAGCTAACGCATAAATTTCGCTAATTTCTTTATCGCGCTTTTTGATTGCATCTGTTGTAGCAACTCTAATTTGCTCATCAACATTTACAGTTTCTTTATTATCTTCTTGTGTCATTTTGACCTCCGTATTTGATAATGTTTTGAATGATAAACTGCGACCAATGCCAACGGTTTGATCCGCTGCCATGCTCACAATACTAACTTCATGCGGAGTAAAAGAAGCTCTATATACTTCTTCTTCTTCGTATTCGTCAGAATCGACCCTAGTAAGTCTATCAACGGAATAACCTATTGATACTTGCGACCTAATACCGTCTATGATGTCATCATATACTTCTTGCGCGAGTGCAGATCTACCAAATCTAACACTAGCATTTAGTCTGCCACGACTTTCATCAAGGTAAGTATTCTCGATAACGCCAATCTGCTTTTCAGCATCATGGTTTAACAATAAAGGAGCTTTATTGTCTAAGCGTTTAAGATTGATGTCGCCAGAACGATGACTAAGAATTTCCAATCCATAGCTTCTCATTACTGGTGATTCAGAAGAAACACTTAAATTTATAGTGCGGTTATCTGTTTCATCTCTCTTAAATTCTAATGGAAAAACAGCATCGCGCATTTCGATCTGTTCTTCTGTTGTTTCTATTTCTTCTTCATTTAGTCGAAGATCCATTTCTTCATCTGGTTCAAAAGTAATTTCAAACTCAGCGTCTTTTTGTTCGTCAATGATAGATGATTTTTCTTCATCTTCTTTTTCATCTTCATCTTCTTCATATCTTTCTAAAATTGCTTTTTTGAATTTCACTGTGTAAGTTTCATCATCTTCAGTAACTGCTTCGATATGTCTTACCTCTTGTTCTTCATCCATGTTTTTCTCCTTCTTCATTTTTTGGACAAGTTTTCTTGACCAACTAAATCCTGCATCTCCACCCCATAACGCCCAAGCAATTCTGCCGTTTGATGGATAGCCCTTTTCACCTTGTTTAAAACCTTCAGCTTTTTTAACGCCTTCTTGGCGGCTAAAAAAACTAAACATTCTTTTTACTGTATCGTCAGATAAGTTTTCACCAGCAACAATTTGTCTGGCTCTTACAGCTCCAACTCTAGTTCCACCTCTGCCAAATTCTTCGCGCCATTCAAGACCTCTTTTAGCTTCAGTTTTCATTCCTTTAGTCGGATAGTTACTAACTGGCATTTTCTTCATCTTCCTCATCAGCATTAAAAGGCACGCCAGTTTGTGCGTTATATTTTGTGCCGTAAGGTTCGTACGCTAAATCAATATTGAACTTTTCTGCGAGAGCTTGCTGCGCGTCTAGTTCTGAGAAGTGTTGTGATAACTCTTTACCAGATTGATTAAGTACATCTTGTATTGTTAGTAACCCATTATTGATACCAAGCTGATTGCTTTGCATTTCTTTTAGAGGATCTACTGAATGATAACCTCTTGCAGCAAATTCACATGGATCAGCAAATTTTTCATATTTATCTATCGGTAAATTAATATTACCAGTTGTCATTTCTTGCGTTAACCATGCTTTATAAACAGGCTTACAGAAATGATCT